AAACCAGGAGCACATCTAGAAACAATAGGATTGTGCTTTCCACACCACCGACAAGGAGAAAATAATGAAAGATTCGTTTCGAGACATCCTTTCAAAGCAGAGTTCATCAGAAGATATGGAACAGAAGAAGAGCTCCTCAGAAAGCTTAGAAAGATCGTTAGGGAAAGACAATGTAAACCCTGAATACTATAAAGATGGAGACATAGAGTGTATCGATGCATTAGAAACAGTAGCATCATTAAATTCTGTTAAAGAAGAAATACCATCACAGATGAACGCAATAAAGTATTTGTGGAGATACAATAACAAAGAAAACCCTTTTAGAGATATACAAAAGACTCTGTGGTATGTTGCTAGGATTCTTTTGAATAAGTTAAAGAAAGATGAAACATTTAATTCTTCTGGTAGATTTTCAATGTTTGTTGGAAAATATAAACTTACGATAGAAGATGAAACACAAGAAGAATGGACAGATTGATAATCTTAGATACTCACACAACATAAGCCTTCTTAAAACGCATCAAGAACGCATGGATTATATGTCTGACATAGATCCTAAGTGGCATGATCTTATTTATTTAACCGCTATGCAGATGGGTTTAGCCAAAACTATTGCCAGCTTGCCCACTCGGGAGGAAAGAAAAAAGGCATGGCAAGAGCTACCAGATCACAACAAAACATTGGAAGGCATGAAAAATATGGTATATCATAGGGTGGTTAAGCTTTTTGGAGGACATAATGGCAAAAGGAGTTAAACACTACAAGAAAGATGGCAGTCTTCATAAAGGGGCATCACACAAAATGTCCAACGGTCATCTGCACTCTGGTAAAACACATACCAAATCTAGCGTAAGGCTCTTTCATTACGGTCAGCTATCCAAAAAAGCACAAATGAAAGCAAAAAAATCTTGGAGGAAATAATGGCTTACTCATACGGAAAGGGCAAAAAAAAGAAAAAGAAAAAACCTATGTCAAAAGGCAAAGGTAAAATGAAGAGGAAGTAAAATGCCAGGCAAACACAAACTTACACCAAAGCAACTTAAAATAGCTAAAGTAAGACCACCCTTTAATAAAATAACGGGTGCTGATCTTAAAGCATTGAGAAACAGGCGTGGCAAAAAAAAGTAAAAAGAAATCTACTAAGTCAAAGATACCTAGTAATGTAGTCAACAAGGCACTATATTCTAGGGTCAAAGCTGAAGCTAAAAGAAAGTTTAAGGTCTTTCCTTCTGCTTATGCCTCAGGATGGCTGGTGCGAACTTACAAAAAAAGAGGGGGAAGATACAGATGAAATACTTACACAAACTATGGGGCTGGGTTAAATCAGCTTGTTTATGGGTATGGCACAAGCTTGTAGCTGTTTGGCATTGGCTTGTTGGTCTACTAAATAAAGATGGCTAAACCTACTGGAGGTCTCACCGCTTGGTTCGGGAAAGGAAAGAAAGGAGACTGGGTAGACATATCTGCACCTAAAAAGAAAGGTCGCTTTCAACCATGCGGTAGAAAGTCTGCATCTAAAAGCAAAAGAGGATACCCAAAATGTGTCCCAAGATCCAAAGCAAACTCTATGACCAAAGCACAAATACGATCTGCTGTGCGTAGAAAAAGAGCTGTCAAGCAAGGTGTAGGTGGAAAACCAACAAATGTTCGTACTATAATTAAGAGAAAAACCAGGAAAAAGAAAAAGAAATAATGGCAATAACATACAGAGGAGAAAGGTTTAGTGGCTATAACAAACCTAAAAGAACACCAAACAAGAGCAAAAAATTTGCTGTATTAGCCAAACAAGGCAAGAAAATAAAGCTAATAAGGTTTGGTGATCCCAACATGAAGATCAAAAAAAGCAGTCCAGCAAGAAGAAAATCTTTTAGGGCTAGACACAGATGCGACACAAGTCCACCTAGCAAACTTACTGCTAGGTATTGGTCGTGTAAAAAATGGTAGATTGTTTTGTTAAGTAAAAAAGAAGAACTTATACATAGGTTTGAGCAAAAAGGACACGACAGGGTAGTACTTAAGTGGATACCCAAAAACCCCTATGGAAAAAGAAACAAGAACAGCGGTTGGATTTATAAACTAGCTGGTGATCTTGAGTGGAACAAACTGGGCAATAACTTTGAAGATGCCTTGAAGGAGATAGACTATATATAATGTTTTTTAGAAAATCAGAGCCACAAATAACAAAAGAAGGTATTGAGCTTATAAAATATTTCGAGGGCTGTCCAACAGACTCCGAAGGTAATGCGGTTGCCTATCGTTGCCAAGCTGACAAAAAAACTATAGGGTTTGGCAGTCTATATCTTAAGGATGGCACTAAAGTAGAGGATGGCATGAAAATTACTATGCAAGAAGCAGAGGAACTTTTAGCACATGAACTCAAAAAGTATGAGAAGTATGTAAGAAATTATGTAGCAGTTGATCTCAACTCAGACCAGTTCTCATCCTGTGTTGCCCTTTGCTTCAATATAGGTGGAAATGCTTTTGCATCCTCCTCCGCCTTAAAAAAGATAAATGCAGAAGAGTGGGATGATGTTCCTGAAAAGATAAGATTATGGAACAAAGTAACTATCAATGGAGAAAAAGTGGTTTCAGATGGGCTTGTGGCTAGAAGACAAGCTGAATCACTTCTCTTCCAGTCCAAGCCCTGGAGGTAATCGGGGGGAAAGAAAAATAAAACCCTATTCTTTTATAACTTCTGCTAAATTATCATCAGCATTCAATAGATCGTCTGTAAAGTTAGACACAAGCTCTTTAACTTTAGGTGTCAATTCTCCTCCGTGATCTAAGATAGCGTTGTAAACCCTCTCCTGTAAAGATTCAAAAGTAGATTTCATAATACCCTCCCCTACGTATTTGTCATTGTAGCATCAAAGTCTTTATCTTTCTTAACACTCTTAGATGCCTCTCTTACAAGCTTTTTGCCATCAGCTTCTGTTGGTGCACAATCTACAGCCATCTGCGTAAAGAAGCATATACCATGCCAAACCACCTCTTGCACATCTAATCTTTGTGCATCTTGTACAGCATCTAATAGATCCTCAAACAGTCTTTCTCTAATTTTATCTTTCCTACCCATCATTCACCTCCTCAACATTACTACATTCCCAATCTTTAGAAGCATCACGACCAATAGCCATTATCAATTCTTCATAAGCTAAATCCCCCGCTTCATCTTCGTCTTTTGCTTCTACAACATAATCGTATTGCAAAGTTTCATATGGTATAAAAGACACCCTGTATTCTTTTGGTTTACTCATCATCTACCTCCTTAAAATAAAAAATAATATTGCCTTCCAACTCACCCAATTCAGACATTCTTCTTTGATCTTCTTCTGTGTCAAGAGTATCAGTCCATGCCCAATTAGTATGACCATATTTTTTAAAACAATAATCATCAATAACTTCTGTTATATCTTTACTCATCATTCACCTCTGTAATTTTTCCTTTCTTTATAACTTGTAAATTATCTGCTGATAGTATTTGGAAGGGAAAACCGATCCAATTATTTTTAATTTCATCTTTGTAAAAATCTTCAAGTCCTTTTCCATCATCCCTATCAGACCACTTACAGTTTTCTATATCTTGTATGTGATTATTAACACAAGATTCACAACAAAATAAGTCATATGGTCTTATATTGATTTCAATAAATGTATAGTTTCCATCTTCCGTTCCTGGATATTGCTCACCACAATATTCACAATTATATTTGCTCAACTTTTCACTCATCATTCACCCCCGGCTTCTTCCACCCAATAACAAGAAAATCTAAATCTTCAAATTCAGTATCTTCTAAAGCTTCATCTGGTAAATACTTAGCTAACTGACTGTGTGATCTACCACCAAACCAAATACCTTTTGGTATTACATTCCAACCATATTTCTTTAAATCTTTTTTTGTTAACATTATTTCCCTCCTTAACATTAAAAATAAAAGTGCCAGTTTGATTTGTTTTAAGACAGCTTAAAATACTAGCAAAGTCTGTCTGCACATATTGGTTTTGTTGTTTATCGTCTGTTCAAACCCCTCGCTAAATGAGAAAAATCAGACTAGCAATGCTGTGTTTTGTTATTTATCGACATTGAAACACCCTCGCACATGAGGAAAAATCAGTCTAGCTACTTTTATTATTCACGAAAGAGTAGCAACTCTCGGCAGTAGATTTTTTTATACTAGCACTCTGCCTAGCTAGTAAACCTTTATAATTTTTTATGATGATGTCGCCAATATGATAAAAATTGTTCTAGTGTTTCCAGGTGTTCTGAAATCTTAGTATCTTCTTTTATGTAATGAACTCTATCAGCAATTATGTTGTCAATTTCTGTATAAGCTTTTTCAAGCTTTTGTAAATCATCTTTTAAAAAATTCTTTAATCTACTCATCATTCACCTCCTCTATTCTATCTTCTCCATATATTTTCATCTGTTGGAGTTTCACAAATATCATTAATTACCTCTTTAATCATATCTCCCAATTGATGAAAACCTACGTTGTCGTCATCTTTATTAGCTTTAATTAGAGTTTCTATGTCCTCAATCATTTCTTCCTTATTCATCATTCACCTCTACTTCATAAAGACTATTTTCACCTAAGTTAAGATTGATATATTCTTCTGCTTCTTCTCTTGTATTAAAAGATGCATTTAGTTGATATGTAGTCATAGTGTCTTTATATCTAATTTTATATATTCTACTCATCATTCACCTCCTCATCAGCAAAAACATTAATAGCTAGTTTCCAACTGTCCTTGTTGTAATAACCAGAACTATCGGTATCTAAATCAATACCCCAATA